AATACTTGCAACTCAGGAAGCTGAGCAAAAAGAAAAAGACAAAAAAAAAGGTTTAGGTTATTACCTAAAAGACACTGCTGTAGGAGTTGCAGGCGGTGTACAAGATACCGCTTCTTCTTTAGTCACTCTTCCAGAAAGAATCATTGATTACTTTACTGGGGAGATGGGTAGAGAAAACAAAGAAGGCGGTTACAAAGCTGAATGGGACGACTGGTTTGTTGATGACGACAATCCTTTAGAAACAAAAACTTGGTGGGGAGGATTAGTAAGAGGAGTTACTCATGTAGGTACTACTCTTGCAGTTCCTATCCCGGGAGCAGGCAAGCTTGGAAGCATAGCAAAATTAGCTTCTACAGCTAAAGCTGTTAAAGGAGCTAAAGCTGCTAAAGTTGTTGGAGCTGGCTTAACAGTAGGTAAGAACGCTCCTAAAGCTTTGAGGGCAGCAAGAAAAGCTAGAATAGCTGCACATAAATTAAAAGTAACTCCTAAGTTTAAATTTTTAGGAAAGACTAAACAGCTTACTGGACGTAACTTAGTAAAGGGTGCGGCAGTTGGTGCAAAGTTTGACCTTACTTCTAAAACATCCCAAGACGATAATGTTTCAGGAATACTAAAAGAAAAATGGGGATGGTTAGATACTCCATTAGCTACTAAGGAACACGACCACCCAGCTATGAAAACCTTTAAGAACGTTGTAGAAGGTATGGCTCTTGGAGTTGTATTTGACAACCTGATTCATATAATGGGATCTGCTGGTAAAGGAGCTGGTAAAGCTATCGTTAAGAATGCTAAAGGTGGAGAAGATGTAGTAGATCTAAAACAGGTAACTGATATAAGAGCTGAAAGTGTTCGAGATCAAGTAGCAGAAAAAGCTACTGAACAACTTGAATTACCCGGATTTGGTGCGTTTAAAAATAATAAACTTAAACAACAACACCAAGGTAATGCAACTTCTTTAGAGTCTTTAGAATCTGCTAGTAAAAGTTTAGATGATATAGAATCTAGATGGGGAGCTGAAGGAGGATCTGCTGGTTCTGTTCTTTCTAATGTAGAAGTGGACAGAATAGCTGCAAGTTCTACTGAAGCTAGAAAAACTATTAAACAAGTTTTAAAACGAGGAGTTAGTGAAGGATATATAAAATCATTAGACGAAACTGCTGCAAGACAAGGAATACCAAAAGATGTTTATTATGCAAAGGTTTCTAAATTAGCAAAAGAAATATATGAAGGTAGAAATACTTCTGATATTAATGTTGATGAGTTCTGGGCACAAGTAACAAAAGAAAAGATCCAACGTACAGGTAGTCAAAATTATGAATTTGTAGCTGGAGAAATGGCTCCAATCATTGACACTGTAAATGGAACTCTTATGAAAGAAATAAGAGATTTAGGTATTACAGGAAGAGAGCTAGAGAACCTTTATGACTTAAGAGCTGTTGATGGACCAGCACAACAATTAGTTGAAAAACTTATTGCTGGTTTAAGATTAAGAGCTATTCAAAAAGCTGAATTATCACAACAATTTAGAGAGTTAGGAGATCGTGCTACTAGAGCACAAGTAGATGAGATAGTAGACGAAAGAGTTAAACAAAGTATTGATGCTTTCCGTTTAGCTATGAAAATAGCTCCTGAAGATGGTGGAGATGAATTATTTAAAACTATCTTTGAAGGTATATCTATGGCTAAAGGAGTCCAGACTTTAGATGACTTTGATGCTTTTATGCGTTACAAGCTCAAAGGTGGACAGTGGAAAGGTGGACCTAAACAGACTGGAGCACTTATAAAAGAGTTAGGCAGTGTGTTTACTCATAGTGTTTTATCTGGACCTAAGACATCAGTTAGAGCAGTCATGGGTACAGCTACTGCATCATTTGCACGCCCAATGGCTATGGCACTTGGTGGAGCTTTGAAAGGTGACTTTATAACTGCAAGAGCTGGACTAGCTAGTTTAAACGCTATGCGTGAAGCTATCCCAGAATCATTTGAATTGTTTAGAACAAGATTAAATGCTTATTGGAGTGGTGATATATCTTCAATGAAAACAAGGTTTATAGAAAAAACTAAAGCTGATGACCAATGGGCTATGTATGGACATTGGGCTGAAAACTCTGCTACTGCTAGTATTGGTGATAAAGCTATTTACAGAATGGCAAACCTAGCTAGATGGGCAAACAACCAAAATATGTTTACCTACTCTACAAAAATCATGGCATCAACTGATGATGCGTTTGGATTAATTATAGGTAGAGCTAGAGCTAGAGAAAAAGCTTTCTTAGAAGCAACTGAACAGATGGGAGATGGAGCATTTAAAAACTTTGATGCTACATTTTTTAGAAATGCTGAAGATAAATTCAATGCAAAGATATTTGATTCAGACGGGAACTTAACTGACGAAGCAGCAGCTTACACAAAAAGAGAAGCTACTCTTACTCAAGACTTAACGGGTTTTGCAAAGAATCTAGAAAACACATTTAATGATGCACCTTGGGCTAGACCTTTCTTCCTATTTGCTAGAACTGGTATTAACGGATTAACTTTAACAGCAAAACATACTCCCGGATTTAACTTCTTAGTTAAAGAATGGAATGATATTGCATTTACTAAACCCGGAGCTGACTTATCTCATTTACAAAAATATGGGATAACTAACGAAAGAGATCTTCTTACTGCACAAACTGTACAACAAGGAAGATTTGCGATGGGTACAGCAGCTTTATTTATGGCTGGTCAAAGTTATCTATCTGGTAATTTACATGGTAATGGACCAACAGATAGAAAGAAAAGACAAGCTTGGATGGATATGGGTTGGAAACCTAGAACAGTGAGAATAGGTGGACAATGGGTTAGCTATGATGCATTTGAACCTTACAACCAAATACTTGCATTAGTAGGAGATATAGGAGATCACCAAGAATTAATGGGTGAAGAATGGGCTGAAGATAGATTAGCGAAATTAGCTATGGCTTTAACCAGTACAGTTACAAGTAAATCATATTTAGCTGGACTACAGTCTTTTGTAGATTTATTCTCCGGAGCACCCGGACAGCAAAATAGAATACTTGCTTCTTTAATGAATAACACTATTCCTTTATCTAGTCTTAGAAATGAAATAGGTAAAGTATTAACACCATATACAAGAGAGTTAGGTTCTGATATACAAAGTTCTATCAGAAATAGAAACTTAGCTAGTGAAGGTTTATCTGACCAACCACTTGCAATAAAGTATGATATATTAACTGGAGAACCTATTAAAGATCACGACTTTATTACTAGAATGTTTAATGCAATTTCTCCGGTTCAGTTTAATTTAGATTATTCTCCGGGAAGAGAGTTTTTATTTAATAGTGGATATAACTTAAGAACTATAGGTTTCAGTGCTCCTGATGGTACTGATTTAAGTGAAAGTCCTTATGTAAGATCAAAGTTTCAAAAAGCAATGGGAGATCAAAACCTTCTTGCACAATTTGAAAAACTTGCACAAAATCCTAATATGCAATATTCTATTGCAAAGATGCAGTACAAGTTAAAAAATGGAGAAGCTGACTTACAACCTAAAGATTTTCTTCATGTAAAAGCTATAACTAAAATTCTTAATAAAGCTAAAAAAAAAGCTTGGGCACAAGTTAAGAAAGAAGAAGATGTGCAAGAGTTAATACGTAAAGAAAAAGATTATAAGAAAAGAAGAAAAAACGTATCAGGTGAAACAATTAAAGAAATTGTAAACATGAGAAAATAATCCACCGCCAAACAATTAAATTAAATTAAAATGGCAACATTTACCGACAATGGTGGAGGTGCCCCCAATGGTTCCGATCTGGAATTTACGTACACCTTCCCAGTCATACAAACTGAAGATGTAAAAGTTTCTCTTAACGGAGTAACACAAGCGACAACTAAATATACTGTTGACAATGTCAGCAACCCTACTCATATAGACTTTAACAATACCAGTATAGACAGCTCTGTACAAGAGAGTTCTGGAGCACCTAAAACTGGTGTACGTGTTAGAGTATATAGAGAAACCACTGTTGGTAAAGCTAACGGTGACGAAGATCCTAAAGCTGTATTTGCAGCCGGTTCTTCTCTTCGTGCTATAGACTTAAATGCTAACGTAGAACAATCGTTAATGGCTATACACGAGCTACAAACTCGTCCTGTCGAAACAGAAGATATACAAGCTGATGCTATTACAAATGCAAAAATAGCAGATGACCAAATAGATTCTGAACATTATGTAGCTGGTTCAATAGATCACGAACATTTAGCTAACGACATTATAGACGGAGATAATATACAAGATGATGTTATTAACTCTGAACATTATGTAGCAGATTCAATAGATACAGAACACTATGCTCCCGGTTCAGTAGATGCTACAGC